TAGAAGGGCTTCAAAGTTCTCAGCGCTCGTCGGGCATCGACCAAAGCGTAGAGATAGAGATGTATAGATCGCAACTTGCCATCCTACGGGCAGCAGCAGAGACAAAAGAGGATGAACCAGGGGGGAGGAAAGACTAGATAATGAGTAAAATAATAAACCAAAGAGGTGGTATACAGGATACGGGTGGGTTAGGTATGGATAATATAGCTTCTCCAGGTCAACCTACTAATAGAACTGTGAGGGTAGACTCTCACTTGGGGGACGAGAATTGGGTAGGAAAACTTACTTTACAGTACTGGGAATCGGATATTTTCCCTTCGGTAAGAGTTATACCTTTTTTCGAAAATCCCACCATTATAGAATCTCAAAATCCTCGTTATATGAATTATGCTGTTATAGGGAGATCCTCTAACCTGTTTGGGTACTTAGGAGCGGATTCTAGGAAGTTTAATTTGTCGTTCAAATTAAATCTCCCACATATTACTTCTTTACTTAAGCAATATTCAAATTTGTGGTCCACTCCTCCTAACAAATTGCAAAAAAGAAGAGATATGTTAGTAGCTGAGAATGTAAATCAAGCTGGTTTAGAGAAAGAGGGAAGAGAAAACTCTATGAAGCTGGGATCTTTTACTCAAGAGGTTACTGGTATAGGTACTGCTCAAAGAATGCAGGGTAGAAGTCAGATGAGATCTGCTATGTCTGAGCAAGAAAAAAATAATAGCCAATTAGATCAAATTAAAGAAAAAGAAAAACATTTTGGTGGGGTGGCCCTAGAGTTTGATCAAGAGTATGAGAAGTTATTGGCGGGAACTCCAGCAGGAAACCTTCAAACCTACCTTTCTTACGACAGTCCTATATATAATTTAAATAAAGAGGGTGCTAAATTACGAAGATCAACTATCAATCAAGTAGTTTCTCTAATAGCTTCTATAAGATCTACTGTTATAAACAATACGGTTAATCCAGAGTTCGGCCCTCCTATAGTTAGGTTGGATTGGGGAATCTTGTATAGAGATGTGCCTTGTGTATGTAAAGGATATACTATTAATGTACATGACAAAGCTGGTTATGATAAAAAGACTTTATTACCTCGCATTCTAGATATTACAATGAATTTAGAAGAAGCCAGAAACTTACAAAATATCTCTGCGGTTACTCAGGATGATATAAAAGGTTGGGAAATTTTAATAGGAACAGATCAAAATCCTGGTCTTACAATGGACCCAGGGAATTTCAAGAAGGTGAAAAATGGATAATTACATGTCTAGATATGATTATGGTGTAAATACAATAATCCATAAAGGAAAATCTATTACTACTTCGTTAAATACTAACTTTGTGGATACTTTAGATCCAACCTCCCCCCTGGCTAATCATGATATTGCGAGGATTAAACAATATGTAAAAGAGAGGCCAGATACTATAGCTGATATATTTTATAACTCTAGTGCATATTGGTGGTACATTTTATTGTATAATAATATAAATGATCCTTTTGAAGAACTTAACCCGTCCACTAACATTCTTATACCTAAAATAAATGTCAACCTTAGAAAATAAAATAGATTCTGTTAATATAGTTCTAGGAAAGTCCCCAGAGGATATAGACACTTTTTTTGAAGGTGATTTAACTCCTGATACATTAGTAATAAGTACTGGCAACGGTACTTTAATATCCCTGGACCATTCCTTTGGGGGTGGTGTTGGTGGGTCGCAGAATGTTGTTTTAAAGTTTGTTGATTCTGGTGGGACTACTTTACAATCTATGATGTCCTTAAATATATCGAATCAGATTAAACGAGGTCGGATGGGAAGTAAAGAAAACTTATTTCTTATTACTTACGGGTTTGGTTCGGATAGACGAAATTGGAGTCAACCAACTTATCACTATATCTATAAACTTGATTTCGATATCATGGCAGATGGGTTAGATATTACTACTGCGTCCTTTACCCCAAGCTTGGCAGTGTATGAGTCTGGGCTTCCAGTCAGGTCTCCACTTAGTAAAAAGAATAGAATAATCGAGAAAGAAATTATAGGGGAAATATCAAACGCAGGGCTTGTAACCCTTAATTCTGAAGATAATATAATAAATGCCTTTTTACGATTAATACAAAAAAGTGGAACTAGAGCTTATGGTCTCCCCACAATAATGAGGATCTCTAAATCCCTTATTAAGAGTTATCTAACTAAAACTTTAAGTAATAGATTTCCTTCGGCAGTAGAGCTAGACGATAAAGCCTCTTTTAGTATAGCTGAATTAGCCAAATTATCCAATATACTTCCTGAGAAAGAGGGCCGCAGGAGTAGTTCTCCCGCAGACTTCATGAATTTTGATATAGATATAGATGATAGCACTGATTATAGAGTAAGAGCTACTTTGATTGATGAAAAGCAAGGAGGTGTGGAGATAGACAATTGGGAAGCCGCAGAAAAGCTGAATGGTTTGCTAACTTTATTAGGTATATCTGGATTTACACTCCAAAAAATGAAATCTTCTGAATCTCTTCGTTCTACTAAAGCAGAGATATTTGGTATAGGAACTGCTCAACGAGTGGAAGCGAAAAGAGTAGAGGATTTATCTCCTTATTTAACAGATAGCACTGATATAGATATAGCAACTACTGATATGGAAGAGGTAGATTCTCCTCCTAATACTAAAACTTATTTAGTCCTTGCGCTTTCTTTAAATTATGCAAACAGAAGATCAAGTTTTGTATCTGTAATCAGAAACTTATTTTCATACTTAAGAATACTGACAGGTAAGAAATTAGATTTTATTTTGTATACTCAGAACGAGTCTCCTGCTCTTAGAAAATTAGCTGATGGTGGTTATATAAAAGAGAATGAGGTTAATGCCCCTGTAGTAATTTTTGGTGATCTTATGGATATAATAAATTCCTTAGGTGAAGGCGCAGGACAGATCCCTTATAGGCAGTACGAGACTGGTGGAGACTATACTTACAATAGAACATTAACACCACCTTTATATCTATCTACTTCTAAAAATATTTTAAATGTAGAGGTAAACTCTAAATTGCCAGCGGTAGAATTTTTTACTAACAACACTTTTTATTCTGATGCGGTAGCTAATGGAACAGAAGAGGAGTATATTAAGTATATAAGTGATTATCTAATGCAGGAAACAGAAAGGTTTACCCCTTCTGAAGAGAATCCTTACTCAGAGGATGTATTTGAGTATTATGATTATAAGAAGGCAGCTAAACTTATATGGAAAAGATTAAAAACTAATGACTCCAGAGCTTTTGGGGAGACTGTGCTAACTTCTGAGTCTAAATTTGGTGGTATGTTAACTTATCTATATTATTACTATAGATACGCTGCTTTAGGAACAGTATTTACTACTATAAAGGCTACCCCACATTTCAATTACTCCTCTAATATTTTATTGGGACAAGATGCCTTTGTATCTATATTAAGAAATTCTACTCCTTATGATCATTTAATGGATCAGACTTGGAGGGCGAATAATTTTCCCCCACATAAAGATAGTTTTGTTAGTGGAAGATACAGAATACAAGGATTTACACATTCCATATCTAACTCCACTGCAACATCTACTTTCTATCTACAAAAAGTTAGTTTAAATGAAATCGGATCCCCTACCGTTGACCCTAACCTTACAGACGAGGGAGAGTTTTCCTTAGGGGGCACAGAAAGCTTATTAACTGGTATGTCTAAAGATATTAAAGATTTAGCGAAAAATGATTCGCTTCTTGATTATGAGTTCGGGCCAAAGTATGATCCCGCTACCCTCCCTTATTAATACTATGACTTACGAAGCAAAAATAGCCACTGTTACAGACACTAAAACCTTTCTTAAGCAAGGGACTTATGAGGCTAGAATAGTAGGTACTGATTTAGATGTTACAGTTATTATGACTAGTCCTATAGGATCTCAACCTACAGTTACAGAGTACTACTCCTACGCTGGATTGTTTGGGTCTCCTACGCCAGGAACTCAAGTTATTATAAAAAGAGTAGGGGAGAGTGATTATTGGTATCACGATTCTGTACCCTCCCATACTAATCTTAGGGGTTTATCTCCTGGAGATAGTAGGACTATTACGGGAAATAAATTAGGATCTTTACAGTGTATTGGGGATGCAGTGGATACTTATTCTCATTCTAGAGTCCCACAAAAATATGGTCTAATATCCCCAATGGGGAATAAAGTTGTATTAAGTGATAGTCATAACGAAATTGATAGAGCAATATATGCTAAAATGGAAAGTAAAACTAAGCAAAGAGTTTTGTTTAATTCATCTACTGGAATTTCAACATTTAGAAATACAGAGGGGGATGGACTTCTTTTAACTTCTAAGAATACTAAATCTCGATATGGACCAAGAAGTATTAGACTTTCCACTTTTGGAAATATAACTGAGTATACTACTAACGGTCAGATTACATTAAAGGTCGGGTCTGCGGGTAGAGTGTTTAATATTATTAATGAAGCTATTAAAAACTTCAACCAGTCTGGTATAGCGGCTGATAATGATGTTGGGTCGGTTAATGTTGAAAGTCTTGAGAATGATATTACTTTACGGGTTAATAGTAGGGGGACTGGTAGACGAATATTTATAGATGCTACCCAAACAGATGGGTTAGTATGTATAAAGGCTGGGGCTGGGGGAGTTGAGATATATACAGATGGGGATGTTAATATGGCTTGCGGAGGAGATTTTAATATAAATGCTGGTGGTGACATAAATATGAAGGGTACTAATGTGCATTTAAACCCAGACTTTAATCTACCTAAAACACAGCTTGCAGACTTTACTAAAGATAATAAGGAATTAGCGGAAGATTCCGCTCCACAGTCATGACAAAATTTAATCCTAATATGTTAGAAGACCCTTTGGGGACGGGGCTTGAACTTGCCTTTGGTTTCCCAGAGTGTTTGGTGGATCTTACTAAAGATTTATTATCTTTATTACCTGGGGATATATTAGGTGGTATAGCTAAGGGTGTATCAGAGGGCAAGGACGCTGCACAGGACGCTATGGCAACCGTCTTTGAGACTATACATGATAAGTTGGGCATCTTAGAGTACGACTCCACTACAGGCAAGCTCAGTCTGTTAGGGAACTCTTCTCAAGCTGGGGTGGATAAACAAGCTGATAGTGTATTGGGTAAAGTAGGAGAAACACTAGGCTTTATAGCTGGTGTAGGAATGGCTCTTTATCGGGCTGGTCAAGATGTAATGGATCAGATAGAAGCTATAGAAAATTGTTTACAGGAGTATAAAGATTTCCTAGATTCCGAAAAGGATGGACAAGAATCCAGTAGTGTAACTAGAACTAAAGGTGAATTCTTTGTATTAAAAGCCCAGGCTGCTGCTGCTCAGGCGTATATTGATAAAGCGGATAGAGTATTGGGAGATATCGCTACTATACTTGGTGAAAGATCAGAGAATCCAGATCTCATTCCTATTTTTGCCCCTATTGATACCCCCATTGAGGAGATATCCCCAATATTCCGACTTACTTTTGGCCCACCAAAAGCAAAGAAGGGTAAGTTTTTACTGTCGGTGGATGGGTTATACTATGATTCTCAAACTAGAACATACGCAGATGGGTCTCCCGTACCAACTACAGAGGATTTAAAGTTTATACCTAATCAGGATAGATGGAAACTAGATCATTCTCCTAATTTAGGGGGTAGGGGTACTGCTTATTCAATAAAAGACTTAAATAATTATGTTGATACTATTTTTGATCTCAATAAAATAGATAATTCTACCTCTTTTGAAACTTTTTATGAAGCTGACCATTTTCTTCAAGTTTTAGAGGCTCAACGGAATCAAGTTATAAGTAATTTGGGGAAAAATATAAAGGAATTACAAGTTAGTGGATATTCTCCCCAGTCTGCGCTGCATATAAATTATACCGAGCAGATTAAATCTCAAAATGCTGCTTTTAATAGAAAAATAAACAAAAGAAAGAAGCAAATTGAAGTTGCTGTTAAAGCTCCTGATTTATTTGGATCTATAACAGTATTTCCTGTAGGAGAAATTCCTATTAATGATTTTTCCTATCTAAGTTCGATAAATTTAGATGTAGAACTAGAAAAACAAAGAAATTTAGTTTTTGATCAAGGGGAGATAAGTGGTATAGTACTTCCCATAGTTCCTACCTATGTTCATTCTGATGGTGTGGCTGATAAAGTAGTATTAACTCCTTTAGAGATATCTGAGACTGGTATAGGAAGTAATATAGAGGGAGAAGGTCTTACTAGCTCTCCTATGCTCTCTCTTACCAGTAATATAGATACGCATGGATTACAGGCAATCTATAATTTTGCTGATGTAAATGTTCAGTTGCCAGCGTCCCAAGAGTTTAAAACCTTAAATTGTGCTACTTTAGGAACTTATAATAGAGCCCAATTAGTTTCAACAAGCCTAGCCAATCTATACCCGAAGGGTTTAGGCTTACCTTATTTGACAGGGATACCTAAGTTGTTCAAAAGAGATTCTAATTATGAATTTAGGGGAGAGACTTGGGATAGTTGGCCCTTTGAAATTAGAGGTTCAGGAAATTATATTAAATTTCCTGATACAAGTTCTTTCCAAAATTTAATGTATTCTAATGCGGGGGCTACAGTAGATGTCTGGACTTATATACCAGGGCTTTTTGAAGATCAGATTGCGGCTGGGGATAATTTTTCCGAACATGCTTTCGATACTAGTGCTTTTGGGTATGAGTTAAGTTCTGGTGGTGGACAGTGGTGTGATTTTCATTACTATAGAGTATTGTTGGGCTGTGAAAACACTGGAGGGGACAACTTAAATATAGATCAATCTTCTGTAATTATTGATCGAGATTCTGCTAATGTTCGTGGAATGGTAATGGGTTTTAGTAGAGACCCAAGAATGTTCTATGAAGGTGGTATAGTAGCTCCAGCCGATACAGACCTTAATCCTAGACAGAATTTTGGTGGGTATATCACTTCTGTATCTACTATAGATCCCCCTGCTGGTGGGCTTTGGGGGTCTAATGGTGTGGCTGGTAATTGGACATTAAGTTCAGACGCTGGGACAGATTTACCTAGCGCATTTTGGCAAGCAAGCGGTACTTTTACTACTAAAAAAGTTAATGGTGTTGCTGGCTCCGTAATATTTACAGTAGGATCAGATGTGTCTGCTGGGGAAGGTTATACATCTTCTTCTAATGATACTTGTTGTGTTTTTTGGACTTCTAGTAATGATTTTGGGGAAACAGCTATAAGTGCTGTACCTTCTATAGCCCCGTTTAATCAAGATTATAATGTAAGATCTACTTCTTCTGTATTTTTTATTGCCCCAACCCAATCTTATAATACTTCTACTGTAGGATTTGTAAAGGACTCAGACTGTACTACTGACAGTGCTGATATACTAAAGTTTGTAGTGTCCACTAAGAGTTCTACTGGTGGGGTTGATTTTGAAGATATAACATCTAAATTTGTAAACCTACAAATAGTATTCGACCCACCTAATGATTTAATTAAGTTTTATGTGAACGGTGTGTTATTTAAGCAGCAAGCCCTCTCTACTGTTTTTGGGGTTCCAGTAGGTAGTGCGCCACAAGTGCCCTCTTTTATTATCCCTAAAGATTATGCAACTAGTAGTTTTTATTACTCCAAAGATACTGTAACGCAATCATCTGGGGTGGGGGAAGGTCAGCGGGGGGACCAATTCCCAACGACTTTATTTGATACTGGACCAAATACTTACCCACAATTCTCCCCGTGGGTAATGGGTGGTGGGTGGACAGACGGGAGACCAGTAAACTTAGCAACCTCTTCTGGAGGGTTCATGGATACTGGGGCTGGCATAATAAGCCCTTATAATGGGTATGTAGGAAATGTAAAATTTTATAATAGAGCCCTAAATAAAACAGAGGTAACTAATAATTATAAAGCCCAGAAGGACTTTTTTGAGAATATAGATATATAATTATGGTATTATACGGGAAAGTAGCAACTAAAATAGTTAAAGAGTCGATAATTTCTGCTCCACAAACAGTAAGAATAGGTTTACAATGGCCTTCTCGTACTGGTTCGGGTATTCCTTATTTTGATAAATCCACAGGATATAATTTATTACGAGATCAAATAAAGCAATTTGTATTAACTCAGAAGGGGGAAAGAGTTATGATGCCAGATTTTGGCACTACATTAATGAATTTTGTGTTTGAACCATTTACCTCCACATTAGCTAATACCCTAGCTAATGAATTAATCACTGGGATGTCTAAATATATTCCGAATATAAAAGTTAATAAGATTAGATTTTTCCAAGATGAAAATATTCATGGATTTGGTCTTCCTGGGATACGGGTTCAAATGGCAGTTAGCCCAGAAAAGACTTCTGACATTATAAACATAGAGGTAACAATATGAGTAATCCTTATGGCAGCCAAACAGTACCGTTTACTACTGTAGCTTCTGATTTTCAAAAATTAGCTACTATTCCAGAGTCTTTAAAGGATACCTATATTGATTATGGGTCCACAGACTTTGCTACACTTAGAAATGCATTAATTAAGTATATTAATGCGGTATATCCAACAGAGTACAATAACTTTGTAGAATCGGATCTAGGAATGATGCTAATTGAGCTTGTATCCTATATGGGTGCTGTAATGTCATTAAAATCAGACATGTTGGCTAATGAAAATTTCATAACTACTGCCAAGGATATAAATAGCGTAAGAAAATTGTTTAATCTTGTTGGGATTTCTTTGAATGGCCCTACTTCGGCTCAAACTTCTCCTAAAGTTTATATTGATGGTGTGGATCCTATACTTGCCTCTTTAGAGTTAACTCCCTCTGAAAGGGTGTTTACTGTTAACTCTCCTCAAGATGGTGAATCCCTTACTTATACAATGTATAGAATTAGTAATGGGGTTGTAGATAATGTAAATAGTAATGGAACTATACGATTACAAACCCCCAATGCCCCAGGTAGAAACTATTATACAGACGGGGTGTTGTTAGAAGGAGCTTTCGGATATCAGAGTGGTACATTCCCTCAAATAGATACTTTTAAATCTATTATCCTAGATGAGCGTCCTGTAATACAAAATAGTGTTGAGGTTTATATAAATATGCCTACTCTACCTTCTGTGGATGGGGCATATAGACAAGTTAATAATTTATATCAAGCATCGTCTACAAGTGATAAGATTTTTGAGGTAGTTTACAAGGATAATTTTGCAGCTAAGATAGTATTTGGGGATGGCAGTAATGGGGTATCCCCCCCAGCACTAGCCAAGTACACTGTAACTTATAGAGTTGGGGGTGGTTCTAGGGGGAACCTTCCTGCAAATTATATTAATGGGGTAGGGACAGGGATATACGATCCTGATGATTCTATTGTTGCTACATCTATAAGAGTAGTTCAAGACTCCATCTCTACAGGAGGCGCAGATGCTGAAACTGTGGATCACGCTAAAACCTTTGGACCACTATTCTTTAAAACCCAAGATAGAATAGTTTCTTTAGAGGATTATAAAGCCTATGCTAATAATTTTACCTCTCCGTTAGCCACTACAGGAAAAGCGGTAGCGGTTACTCGTCAGGCGTACTCTTCTGCTAATATTATAGATTTATACCTTTTGGAAAAGGCTAGTACTACCCAATTTCAAAAAGCGTCCTTGTCATTTAAGGATGCTTTGTTGACAGCTTTAGAAAGCAAGAAGATGATAACTGATGAGGTAGTTTTAGTAGATGGTCTTATTCGGACCTTAGATCTAGTAGTTACTATTAATATAGATAAGAAATTTGAAGGCGTGGAGGGTACGGTAACTTCTAAAGTAGCCAATAGAATACAAAACTATTTTTTGGTGGATAATTGGGACTTTGGAGACCCTTTGATTCTATCGGACCTAAATAGGTATATATTTGAAACAGAGGATGTTAGATTTTCTAGTATTGATAATATATCCTCCAATATCATAGTCGAATTTAATGAAATTATTCAATTAAATAATGTTTCCGTTAATGTAGCTTTAGTTTAATGGCACAGAACTACTACAAAAGAAATTATAAGGATGCTTTAGATAGTATCATTCCATCAATTTATTTCTCTACCTCCGTAGAGACTAGTGCTATGGCTGTTTCCCAAATAGATAGTATTATAAATAGCCATATTAACTTTTGTGTAAACCAACCGTTCTTATTAAACATTTCTGCTGTAGGAGAATTTTCTTCTATCAATACTGTTTCTGGAATTTCTAGATGGTTTTTACCTGAGAATATAGAAAGGGATAAGTTAACTTCTTTAGAATTTGAAATACATATATTACATAAGCTAGGGTTATGTACAGGTAAACAGTTCGGCCAGCCATGTACTTATTTTAATTGCTCTAGTACAGACTGCAAAGAAGATATATCAGGAATTCCTTATAATAAAGTACTTTCTTTCTTTAAGACTAAAGTATTGCCCAAAATTGTATTAAATTCCTCAAGTTTGGCAGATACGACTGTTAGTGCATTTTCTAACACTGCGTCAGGAACGCATGAGCATCTTATTAATTCCTTAGGGTGGGCATATTTCTTAAACACTTCTGGCTCTGTTGAGGATCCTTCTGGCTATGTGGCAAGTGCGCTTACCAACATGTATATGTCAGGTACTAACTTTTTAATGAAAGATGGTATTAAAGGCGCAGCTTACTATACATGGAAAAACTGGTCTTCGTTGTCTTCCGTATCTACTGGGTTACTCCCTTCTGTATACTACTCTGGGACAGGGGAATATGTTAGTGGGACTCTGGGGCTAGATAGATTAAATACTCTTATTGATGTAATTTATTCAGACCAGATAGCTACAAGAGATGATGACTATATATCAACAGCTTATACTAATTATATAGATAATGGATTCCTATTAGACAATAGGGAGAGGACAGGACCCTTCAGTAAATTTATTGAGGGCGTGGCATACCTATTGTTTGATATTAATAATGAGTCTCAGAAGATACAATCTTTATACGACTTGGATAAATGCCCAGACAATTTGTTAAAATATGTGGCAGAGTTAATAGGGTGGGATCTTAAAGGAAGTAACCCAAGAGGATGGAGAAGACAGCTTAGGTACGCAGTAAAATTATATAAACAAAAAGGAACTAAGGAGGGGCTGTACAATGTTATGACTACAGTCCTCCCTGGGACCTCTTTAGAGCTTTCGTCTATATCTGAATTTTATGAGTCTTACATACCTTATTTAATGTATTACTTAATAAAGACGGATAGCTCTTTATTCGATTCGTTTGCCTCTTGGTCTCCAACCAACGCATCCATATATACTAGTGGGGAATATAGTTATTCTGATATGGATCATAATATTAGACTAGCTATAGACCATGTTATATTACGGGCTACGGAGAAGTTTAATAATTTATTTTATGTTAGAAATTTTGAGTTCAATCCAAATGATCCAAATTTTGTTTTTAATTATAGAGGACGAGATTTCCCCATACCTCCTTGGGAAGAAATAAAATTTTACAGATCCTGCGATGTTACAGTAGATCTACTAACTTTCTTTAAAGATGAGTTAGTTTGTTTAGGGGTATCCCCTATTCATGCTACTAATTTCTTTAATTATATATTAAAAAATACTATTAATAATAGCTATTTACCTTCTTATAGTAATTCATTTTTATTCTTCACTAGTGGATTAAATACTGCCCCCAATGAAACTTATCTATTAGATAATAGAGAAGCGGATAAGTATAATTTCTTACCTATGTGGAACAGTAAATCTTCTACTTTTAATGTTAGTGTATCATCTGGAACTTTTGATACTAACTTCTTTAATAGTTCTATATTTACTAAGAATGATTTCTTCCAAGCCCTTTCTGTGGTAGATGATTTTTCTCCTGCAAAGGCTATAGCTAGAACCCATGTGGACTTGCTCCATACAGACTACATGAGAAATACAGTATATACTTGTCCAAGTATACGGTTCTGGTTGCAAGACATCACAGTGTCAGGCTTCCAGGGGGGCTCCACAGCCTCTGGCATGGATATACTGAGCATCTCTGGGGCAAAGGGCGCAGACTACAACTACACGCTAGACAACTCTGGGAGAGCCGCTAACGACCACACTAACTTACCCGTATTTCATAGAGAGTTTATTGATTCCCCTTTAGACTTCTCTCAAATGGAGGGTTCCGCAGTTAGTGCTGCCCCCATTACTGATGTTTTTCGAACAACTAAAAGGAAGAGAAATTTTTCTAACAATCTTGAAAAAGGTGGATGGTATACTAGAACAGGGTATAATATGCCTTCTTACTATAATTTAAGTTCTGGTAGTGATATCCTTCCTGAATTTTATGTTCAAGGATTTATAAATGAACAGTATGTATTTAACCCAGTAATTAATTTTAAAAACTTGTATGAGGTGAGTGCTTGGCCCTTTGATAATGATTTATGGTCTGCTTGTTATACTTTAAATAGTACTCTTACTTATAATAATATTCCTGTATCCTCTACATTTAATGTACGGGGTAGTAGTGCTTTGTCTTCCGACTCCTGTAATGAGTACGCTAGACGAGATAGGCCCCCAGAGTTTCCCACTTTCCTACATAAACTTTTGGATAAAAAATACACTAAAGAAGCAGAACGAGTATATGAAATTAATAAATTTTTAATAGATACTTCTGCATTCATCAATCCAATTACATGTATAAAAAATAGATTATGGAATAAAACCTCTAACTCTTTGGATATATTGTATAACTCTATTCTAGGTAATAGAATATTTAGTATAGGTTCTAAAGATGGAATGCATAAAATGTTTAAAGATTATATTAGCTACTTTACAGGTACTGGCATAGGAAATGGTCTTTTGGATACTTATGAAGGTGGGGGTGCTGATATATTATCTCATACTTATGGGCCTCTATTTCTTAATGGTAGGTTTACTACAGATGGATCTGCTATAGAGGTAAGTTCTGCTTTAATTAGTGATAGTATATATGATGAAAAAACCTTTGTTATATCCTCTCTTACTGATTTGAATACTATAAATGCAGGTAAGGCAGATATGTATGTAGAGTATAGGGAACTTAGAAATCCTTACATTCTTTCTGGTGTAGAGCTAGTTGATGCTTATAATGGTATTTCCGAGTTTTCTATATTTAGGTTGGGGACAGATAAAGCATCTCCCAATAGAGATAATTATAATATACATAATACTCTATGTGTATTAGACACTAAGGGTAAGTTTCCAAGATACAGATTCAACCTTAAAGATTATGGAGAGTTTACAAATTCTATTATCCCAGAGCGAGAATATAAATTGAATCTTAATGCTTTAATAGGGAGAAAAAATTCTGATATGTTGGGAGGAGGATCTTTTGGTGTTTGGATACACACTGAGATGGAGAAGGACTTAGACGGTACTAAAATATTTTGGAATTTTATGCCTAATGGAGAATGGAAAAGAATATTATTAGATGATATTTTAGGGGTTGGGTCTGTGAATTTTGTAAAACAATCTTTATCCCATTCATTAGATTTTTCGGAACTGTATACAATAAGTTTAGAAAAGTGCTTTGCTCAAGAATCTGCTAAAGAGGTTATAGGATCTTTACAAAAAGATGATTTTAGAGGGGGATCAGTTATATTTAATACATATAATAATAAGATTAAACTTCCATTAAATTATTATAAAGTGGAGAATCAAATACATAGAACATCCCAGAATTATATAGTAGAAGTATTTATGTATGATAATAGTGACCCTGCCCTATTTTCTGTAATTGATTATGTTTCTACTAACGATTTAAGGCAATATAGTAGAGCAGCCGTTAGACATCCAATTACCTATCATAAATATGATAAATCTAAAGATCCTATTGTTAATGATATAGATTTTTATGATAGCAGTGGTGTACTAATAGGTTCTGGTACAAGTTTATCTGCTGACTCTAATGGAAATATTACTACTTCTGGGGGAGATAAGGTTACCGCCCATATAGCGACAGTAATCGGTCCTGTGATTTCAACAGGTATTTTATATTCTCAAGTCTCTATGACCTCTAATCAATCTTGGGCCAAAGATCAGAACTCTAAGTCTATATACTTTGGATCTATGCTATATGATGGTAGATTTACATTAAATTCGTCTGGTGTATCCTCCCCTTCGTCTATAACAATAGTAGGGAAAACTAAAGGTTCTAACATATCTGTGGATGAGGTATTGAATGTTCCACTAGACCCAGAAGAGGTTTTAATAATGCTTAGAGAATTCAAAAGATTACAAGCAGAAATGGGGGCTAGGAATAAAGCTATTAGTGCAGCAGAGTTTGGACCAGAGGGGGGTAGTAGATTGAACTATAGAACTGCTCCTATGTGGAGTCAGGATGGGGGATACACTACTTTTGAGACTAATAGTAGGCAATACACAAGGATAAATGTGGAAAACTAATGAAAGGTATAGTAGAAATATACGGTACTACAGATGATGGTAAAAGAGACCTCCTTTACCGGGGAGAGAATACGACCACTGTTGGATTCTCTGAAAATATTGTAGATATGCTAACCCTCCCTTCTTCTATAGTTTCCGCTACTGATAGTGATGATTACTTAAATCCAAAAAACTATATCATAAATGCTTTTTCTATGTCTAAAGCTAAGGATCAGTTTAAGAAGAATCTTCATGCTTATAGTACAACTAACTTACTTCATTATTCTAAAGACCTAACTGTGGGAACTGTTGGATCCGCTCCTACGCCTCCTGGAATATGGCTTAGAACTAAGTTGGAGGTAGTTAGTGCTGTGGATATAGAAACTGTTGATTACGAGTCTAGTGCATTTTTACTAGACACTATTACTTCTGCGGGAAGGTTATCACAAACTATTTCATATGACGACTCCTGGGCTGGTGCTTATGCGTCTTCTTATTTTAGTGCAACAGATTTTGTATTTTCTGTAGATATGAAAATGAATAGGGATAATCCCCCGATACAAGTTTCCGCTGGTGGGGGTGGTGAGTACAGAGGTTACACCCAACTAGCTATTAGTGGTAATGGAGTTGCGAGTGGAATGATATTCGAATGGGATGAGAGTGGTGTACCCAAAGTATTCAATAGAAATACCTATAATGGATACAACTTTGCTAATAATTTAGGAGGAATAAAAAGTTTAGGTGGTGGGTGGTATAGAGCGTTTGTCTACTCTAAGTATGATAGTGGGGGGTATAGTGGTAATACTATAGCTATTATATATCCATCACTAGGTCCTCTTGGGCAAGCTCTTGTTGGGGCTGGATATAAGGCTAAGGGTAAAGCTGGATCTATATTTATATCTAGACCGCAGCTAGAGTTAGGAATCCATCCAACAAATTATGTGGAGACTAGTGCTTTAGCATCGAGAGATAATCTGTTTAGATACACAAGACTTAATTCTACCCCTCCTTATGGGACAGATGTAGATGGTAGCGCAGCCATAAACTATTATATTGCTAGTGGTACTGGGGGACCCACCCTTAGTGGAATTTACGATGGGACTTTGGATAAGGGAGTATCAGCGTACATACCTTTTAAAAATGACCTTATTCCTTATGCTCGTCCTGAAGATAGAGAACTTACACCAGGAGCCATAACCCCTGTCGAAGAAGCGTTTGGGGTTCAAATAACTCAAGGACAGATATCTAATTGTCAACATATGTGGGACAGACTAAAGGTAGATAAATATGATACCTCCTGGACTTACGCTAAGAAGTATGAACCCTATTTTGGAAGACATTTAACTTATGTTGGAGCGTTCTCCTCTAGAAATAATTGGGTTCCTTCTGGATCTTTAGCTACTGAAGATCAGGTGGGTGCTACTATAAGAAAAGTAACTAATTGGGTTCATTATGTTTCAGCATATGATGAAAATGGATATTCTTCTCCCTTGTCTAGTGTGTCCTTGTCTGGTGGTTGGCTTACTGATTTTAATAAAGAATCTACTCCTGACATGGATGGGTTTATACCTGTATTAAATTATGCTACTTCAGCGGGGCCAGGGGACACTAATGATACCTCCGATAACTGGGTTACCGCTGCAACTGGATGGAGGTATAGTATAATGCAAAGTCAGATACATTCCGACTTTTCTTCCACAGGGGAAGTAACTTATCATTTAAGACAACTAAATATGTCAGGGAATAATGGGTATGATTTCATATCACCACCAGTAGGCGCAGATGGAATTACTTTAAATAGTGATTCAGTGCTATTAAATCTTTTCGGTGGGGTAGATGTTATAGGTTTGTGGGGATTTGATTTGAAGAAGATAAGGGCAGATGACCCAGATGGAACGGACACTAAGAGATATCCGTTTGTGGGATCAGGTCCAGATAGAGCTACTGTTGATAAAAATACTCAGGCGAGTGAGAGTATTGCTGCTAATAAAAACCACCCCTGGGATCCATATAGAAGATATAAACTTTATAGTAAAAAAGTTCTTACTGATAATATAATGAAGAATGAAGGGTTTGGAACTTCAGCAGGTATATTCACTAATTATAAAAATCTAGACTTGTATTGGAAGGTGAAATTTATATGATAGGTAAGGTAAAAATAAAGAAAGTTAATAAGGCTACTGGTCATGAAGAGGTTATATTTGAAGATGAGAACCAATTAACAGAAGGTATAAAGCATGCTATCGTCAATGTTCTTACTGGGACAGGTTCCAAAGATATAAATGATTACAAATTTAGTTACTACCAATTAGGTAATCAAAAGTATGATCTAAGTACTTATGATATTTCAGCAGATGTGACTTCTTCAGCCCTTAAATCTTACTTCTGGACTCTTAAAAGTCCTCTTAAAATATCTCAATATGGGAGAGATAGTATTTTTGGTGTAGCCCCTAAAGATACTTATGTGTTGGGGTCTATCTACCCGTCTGGCACAGGAGCCACCAAAGTTGTTGATAATTTTGTTCAGCCTCCATACGCTAGAACGGTTAGGAATGAATACTCTAATATATTCGCATTAGCCCCATTAGGTTTTACTGCTGGGACGCACGGTACTCTACTTCTTTCAAGTATTTATGTAGCAGGGTGTGCTGATACTTGGGTAGCTGACCCAGATAATTTCGGTATACCTCCAATGTCAAGCTTACAGGACTTCTCTATGTCAGGCCCAGACTTCGCTGCCCCCACATGGTTAGTGTCATATACACCAGAAAGAAATTTGACGACAAGTTTAGGTAAAGATGCTTTCGGAGCAGTATGTATAAGATCCCATCATGGATATGTCTATCATGGGAATACTACAGAATACCGTAAGGGAGAGCAGATGAATGTATTCGCTAACCTAAGAACTAACCAGACTTTATCTAATTATTTTGCTGGAGTTCATTATACTTCTGGAAGTCCTGAACTGTCTTCTACCACCCTCACAGGAAGGGTTCAAATATTCAATAGATTTGCACAGAACTTACTTGCTGGTACTGCTGGTCAGAATAGAAATGATTTTATATATAGATATGATTATGATAATTCTGCTGCTACATATACTCCTAGTATATTAGCTGTGTCTAGTGGGTGGGAACGGTATGCTGACGCTAAATCTACGGCATCAGCAGCCGCTGAGTTTGCCCGTGTTTATGATTTTCCTACAGATGAGTCGGAATCAAAAGCTGAGTATGGTGTAGTGTCTGGAAATATATACAATAGTGTGGGTGCTGTTTATACATATGCTGACCATTTAAATAGTTATTCTACGAAAAGTGGCCCTGGTGCTGCGGTAATGGATACTTCCAATATAGGTTTTGGTCCTAGTGGTAACTTTTATAGAGTCTCTACTAGTTGGGTTAGTGCATCAGATAAAATGATTAACAATTACCATGCGTATGCTAATGGAACAGAGTTAGTAGGTCAAGGTCTTGCATGCTTCGTGTATCCAGTAGTCTCAAGTGTTAAAGAGGTGGATGTCGGAGGAGAAATTGTGGGGGAGATGTTGCTAGAGAAGACCCCAAGATCAGCAGCTTATATGGGGTTTCAGCAGTGGGATTACAATGCAGAGGCACAAGCCAATCAAAATGTACATGGAGAAGCTTCTTATTATTTAACCTTTACACAAGACTTTGTAGATATACCAGATGAGTACACTACTAATCATTTAGATAATACTACTAATGTGAGATTAATTGTGGATGAGAATTTAGCTAATTCTCAAACAATTAGAGAAGTTGGATTATTTCTTAAAAATCCAAGTGGGGCTACAGGCAGGGACGCCCCTTTTTTGGCAGCTTACAAACTTCTTTATTGTGATATTAATAAAACATCTGAATTTTCGTATATAATTGATTGGGAACTATCTTTTATAGACATTTCAGTTCCCTATACAGAACAAACCTCATCATCAGAGGGATGTACTTCTTCTTAGTAAATGTTGAATAATTAGAGTAAAGGTATAAATAATATAATGAGTAATATACAGCCAATGAAGCCTACAGGGCATTTGCAAATCTTCAAAAGGTATGAGGATGGGTCTGAAGAGTTACATTTTGATGAACAGAACATAATTACTTCAGGTATGGGGGTTGGATTATCTCATTTATTTGCTGCTTCTGGGGCTTCCTCTGTAGCTGATTTTCAAATTAGGCATTTTTTAGTAGGCTCTGGTGGGGATTATAATGACTATGGGGTTTCTACATTTAAATTACAAACTCCTGTAATAACTTCAGTGACTTGGGGTGCTAATAGTAATTTAATTATAGATTCGTATAATCCTATAGAGAATGGAAGTATTTTGGTAGACACCAGACCTTTTGCTAGAATTATGTTTAGTAATATAAATAAGGTAACGAATACTTCTGTAAGGTATACTCTAGTACTGGATAGAAATACTCTTAACGGTAAGTATATAAATGAAGTAGGTTTGTATATGAGGAATCCTAGAGGTTCTGACCCATCCCCCAATCCTATTTTAGTAACATACAGACCCTTCTCAGAAATAACCAAGACTAGCGAGTTTAGTCTCATCTTTCGCTGGACATTGCAGTTCTAATGGCTTTTAATTCAAACGACTTATATACACTTTCAGGAGGAGTAACAATATTTAATTATTGGAACCCCTTTGTAACCAAACATGATACTTCTTCTTTCTATAATTGGGAGCAGGATAATTTACCTCTATATGACCTAGAGGAACGAACTCACTACCTCTGGGAGAAGTTTGGGTATCCCCTCTCTTCTGTTCCTTCTATGGCTTTACTGGTTTCATCTACGATCCCCACACATTTAGCAGCTAGTTCTAATGTATTTACCTCTTTGTCTTCCGCTGTGGAGGCTCTCCCAGAGATTATTAGAATGCCTACTCTTATTGAAGTGGCTGCTTCTGGAGATATAGGATCTCTTGATCTTAATAATATTAAGTGTGAGGATGACGGTGCCTTGGAAATTGTCAACAGAGGTTTCGCTCCATTAGCTGAATGGTCTGAACTTTCTGGGACTGGAGTAACTACATCTTTCGTTAGTATGTATGATGATACCAATGCTAACGCTTATGACCATACACCTTACCAATTTTCTGGTGTAGGCCCTATTAAGTATTATACGGAATCAAGTGCTTTAGCTTTTTCAGCTACTACTGGGGACTTATTTCCTGCGCTAGGAGCAATTGGATTTTCCAGAAGCCTTGTTTTTGCCGCTTCTCAATGTAGCGCAACTGGCACAGCCCCTTCTAAGCCTGGGTATGGTTTTGTAGGTATAGGTAATAACGCAAGCTATCTAGTTGACGCAAATACTATAAAAATGAATCCTTTAATGAGGACTGGAGCGACTCAAGGAGGCGTAGTGGACTCTACTATAGATACCCTAGATGTTTCTTGCTTTAATACTTTTGATAGCAGTGCTATGATGAGGGCTCAACCCCAAAGCGGATCTCAACTTCTTAATGGGGTAACTACTGCTAATAGATTATCTCATATTAAGGTAGAGAATAGTGATGGGCCGATTTATATTAGAGGATTTATAGTAGACGGTTACGACGATATTGCAGAAGCATACTCCACAGAGGTTGGTATTGGGGTGTACAACTGCAATAATGTTTCTATTGAGGATTGTGGAGCTACTAGATGTACTTATGCTGGGTATGAAATTAATAACTCTAAAATTAAACTTAGGAGAAGAAATTTAGCCATCCGTAACTATGATACAGACTCCAGATCCTTAGTATCCTATAAATCTTACGGTTTTAAAATAAACAACAGTGAGGTAGAGTACAAAACTGATTCCAGCTACTCTATAGGAACAGCCGCTTGTTTAGCGTCATTTTTCCATACTTACGGAGTTCATATGTCTAATTCTAAACTTTTTGGTGGAGATTTAGATGCGGGATTAACCGATGCTTACGGGGTTCAACCCACCACTATGAGAAATGTAACTCCTTTAGAGATTGGGTTTAATCAGTTTGGTCTATATGCAGACTCTTCTGAGTATAACATAAAGGGGCTATCTGATATTTATAATAATGAAGTTAATGTAAAAGCCAATGGGTCAGAAATTAGGACTGGTAGATTTATGGTTGAGTTTGGGGAAAGGGAGGGTGTTGAGCTTACCGCATCTAAGTTTATTCTTAATACTGATTTTGAAAAAAGAATTAAGAGTGCAAATCAAACTATTTACAACGCAGGTATTAATGATACTCCATTCTCTCGTTTAGGTATGTTTACAAAAAATAGAAGACATCTTCTACTGAAAGAAGGGTCTTACTATGGCCCAGACTACCCTACGGATTTATCTAGCTATAAACTAAATATTACTGCTTTAGCAGACGCCTACAGTATGATTGAATATAATTTCTCATTTGGTAGTGATAATAAAGATGGTTTGGTCAGTCAGATACCCTCTATTTCAATTAATAATTCTAGAGCTGTTATGCCAGCGACTACACTAAGGACTGTAAATACTAATGGGGCTACCAGTTTTGTAAAAGGATTAGGTATTCAAGTTAATGATGGGGGGACCTGTAAGCTTATAGGGTATGGTTACACTGATGGTACTGGTAGTACTTATATAATTGGTGGAACATCTTTTCAAGGGCAGCAAAAGTCTAGTGGGGTTGCTGCTATAAATAATTCTACTGTCTATATCACAGGGCCGACTGGTATAGCTCAATATGGAATAGGGATTCTTGCTGATAATAACTCAGTTATTAAAACTTGTCCTGTATTATCTGAAGATGACGATAGTTATGACGGGTCTGGTTGGGGTAGAATGGGGTTATCAGCTAATACATGTTTGGATATCCATGCTACGAGAGCGTGTGCGGTGGCTAGTAATAATTCTCAACTTAGATTTGAGGATTTGGGTTACTTCCCTAATTTTTGGCCCACAGCTACTACAGATGGTGCAGATTATATTCCTCTGGGTTTGAACAACAATGCTGGAATAACATCCTCATTATGTCAGGCTGGGGCATTACAGTTCTATCCTAATCCTGTGGATGGTACTATGGCTAAGTCTACTCTAGGAGGTAGTAATTTTAATAGTTTTTATGTTCCTACTCAATGGCCCGAGGCATACGCATACGATAGCTCCATGTCTTGTAATAGAGTGTTATATAGCAAGACTTACGCAAGCACTGATACAGCCTCTGACTATAGAGCAGAAGCTACTAGAGGTGGAGTGTGTGTTATTTCCACTGGGGATAGTGAGGTATTCGTTAGAAATGTTCACTTTCCAACAGGACAGTATAATACTGACGGTTCTTTCTTCGACCCCTCCGCTAGTATAGCAGGATGCAACGATCTACAGATATGGAATGTTCAAGATACATCCAGAATTAATGCATCTTATGCTACGGTGAGTGGGGCTTACCCTTCGTTAAGGGGGTATACAGGACCCAGATCTTTCTACTCTAGCGGAATTTTAGAGAACACGCCCCCTTATGATGCTAGTTGTGTATTATACGGAGCTTTCTCTGGTACTCCAGACACAGGAACACTTTCCGTTCTTGATCATTACGGAAGCGGCGTAAGTGTATCGGCTGGAAATATTAAGGGGGCAGTTATGCAAACTATACAAATTACCCGTACAGGAGATGCAAATACTTATGGACCTACTTCGTATGAAAATAGGGGGCCTTTCAGATTATTCTTTCCAGTTAACCCTGACGCTAAAGTATTATCTTATTTTGGAGCCAGCGCAAATGATACTAGACCTTACCAACACTTAGCACAAGGCTATGCCCTTTCTGGACAGACCTCCTCTGTACCTGTACTAAGTGCTACTTATCCTAATTTGCTTACCCCTATTAATGCTGATACTGGACATGAAATTAATTCTGCTACTACTAGCGGGTTTTATTTCCCAACCTCAATAACTATCCCTTTAAGTGCTAGTACAGAGTACTCTGGTATGGGATATACTACCTATAATCCAATGTTACCTAGTAACAGTAATGTCAATGTTTTATTAGATGAATCGTTTTCCAATACTTTTAATAATGCTAAACATTGTAATACTAGTTTTAGTGGAAGAAAACGATTAGTTAGTATATACAAAGCTCAGATTTTTGAAAATGGAGAATGTTTTCCTGGGGATACAAGTGGTTTTGGGATGGGATTTACTTCTACTAATATATTTGATGTTGAGAGGGAAATGTAATGACACATAATGATGATTTTTACGCAGATGGGCAGGGAGCAGGGAAGAAAAGTTATAAACCTAGTTCTCATCAGTTTACTGATCCTATCAGACTGTTTAAGGCCAATGACCCCTATTACTGGGAAGTGGATAATATTCCGTTACAGCAACTTCAAGAAGGGCTGTTGTGGTTAAAGGATCAAGTTGGGTCCGATGAAATATTTGATTCTGTAGGAAGGGCAGATTTTTCTGAGTTAAAACCTGATGCTACGGGAGATAGTAGGGTTGTAAAGATCTCTCCTGGTAGATTTACAGGCAGAGTAAATGATGCTTATAATACTGGTATATCTATATTAACTTTGAAGGCTATAGCTTCTGTAGATAAGAATCCGTTAAATGAAATAGAAATTACTACTCCAGATGTTATATTAAGGGCATTAGCTGGGACAATAACGACTAGAATATTAGGGGATAATGGTCTTTATGATTTTGTACAACACAATGTAACTGCTCCAGGCGCACTGTATAATTTGCAGTGGACAAACAACTACACTAATTTTATACAAAATAGGCAGACTGCTAATGGGGCTGTTTATGATTTACAACATATTAAACTAGCTCTATGGAAGCAAGGAACTACTGTAAAGAACTATGGGGGTAATCCCACTACTGAGGTGGACTTACAGCAACTAGCGGTTGACTTTACTAGAGTATATGGGGCTCCTTTTAGGACTGCAGTGGTAGATGTATCTAATGAGTTGTCTATCAATGTACCTGATTTTGTGGACACGGATTATTCTAATACAACTACTTATGTACCAGCAGTTCGGATAGATTTGTTATTTGTATATACCAAACCTATTGATGCTGTATCAACTACCATACTTAAACCTAATGGTACTACAGTAAGCCAAATACTATCCCCACAATTAGGATTAGTTAAGGGTGCTGGGGTTATTTCTTTAAATGGTAAAGGAAGCTTCAGTGATAAAACAATAGATTCTGCTTTCTTTGATTCTACTATACCTTATATTGCGGGTAAGGAGATAGGTACTAATTATTTCGATTCCTCTGGAGGATTTGATACTGATATTAATATGCAGACTGCCTCTGTCCTGGGTGATCTTAATCAAACTAGCATTGGGGTTAGTAATACTTTTGGAAATTTCCCAAGCCCAGACGACTTACTTAATGCTGCTCCTTATATAACGGACGGGGTTTTTAAGACAAATCTACAATTAGTTGGTCAGTCAGTTCTTCCTATAGCTTATATATTTACTAAACGGGGAAAAGCGACTATTGAAAGATCAGATATATTTGATATTAGACCTTTCTTTCGCACTGCTGAACTTACTTATAATGAACGGGCTGGATTAGCTGCAGCTAATCCCCCTACCTCATTAGCTAATCCTGTGGTTAGTAAATATCAATTAGCAGATAATACCAAAAAGCTAAGAGATTATGTTCTTGCAAACCAACCAACCCCCCCAGAGTACCCAAGGCCCGTTGGAAGTGGTTATATATTTGGTGGTATTAAGTATGGCCCTGAGGGAATTTTAGCGAGGTTAGAAGCTGACCAAGGATCACTAACGGATTTAACAACACCAACTCTTATAACTACTCACTTAAAGACTATAGGGTTATTCCCCGCAGACCTCCCTGGGATACTGCCTCAGTTCCCTGATTGGGATACTCCTGATTGGGCTCTAGCACAAAAAGTGGCCCCTGGTCTGTACAGGAACGATAAGTTCTTTTATTATTATAATCAAGCTTCAAAACCAACCTACCCTCTCGCAAAGGATAGTAGTTTTAATGTTGCTTATGGTAGTCATGTGGATTATCCTCAGTGGGTAGTAAATAGTGGTTATGGGGTCTATACTGGATCAATGGCTATGTTAGTTAGAAAAAGAATTGATTTAGATACTACTAAAGTAGTTACATGGATGAAGGATTATCAAGTTAGATTAAGTTTAGTTAATTGTGCGTTAGCTGATTCCGATGCTAAATTTATTAATAGTTCAGATAATAATGATCAATCGGAGTGGATGAATCCGCATGGTTTATATATAGAAAAATATTCTGATCACTTTAATATAGTTTGTGTGTGGCATAATGGTGATCCTTATAGGGGTTCTGATGACAGTGGTCCTTCTAAGTCATATAAGAGTGTTGGAAGATCACCTACTCAATTAAGAAATAATCAGCAATGGAGTAATGTATTCGTAACTAATGAAGCCTCTATGGTGCCACAGGTAGAAAGTAATAGTAAAACTGCGTCTTGGTTAAACATGGGTTCTGATCCCATGTTTAGAGGGCAGTGGTGTACTTACCCAACTGTACATTTTGAAGTTATTGGATATCCAGAAGCCTATGTAGCAAATATTAAAATGGATACAGGTACTAATTCAACTATTACTCTAACCACTTAACTATAATTAAGTTATGGCAAATTTTATTACTTGCTGGCTACAAGACCCTGGTGATTTACCTCCCGGTGATGGTCCTCCAGGAGGCAGCGGGGACGGTGGCCCTAAAGATGATGACGATGATGGTGATGATTGTAATGGGTTTATTACCTATTATGGTTGTATGGAGCCAGGTAATTTAGATTGGGATAATGAAATTAACTGTACTGATAGTTTTCAGGTTCCTATAGATTGTGAAAACGGGAATGATGAGTGTATAGAACACAACAACGGGATTGCTTGCTCATCGCAGGGACATCCCAAATGTGAGGCTTTATGTACAGGGACTCCAGTAGGGTGTCCTGGGTTTAGGTGTGAAGGTTTTATAGGGACTTGCTCTCAGGTGGGTGTTGGCACAGACTATGAGTTGTTTAAGGCAGGGCAATGTGGCAAGAGCAGTGCGTTCGGGTGTGACGATATACTTTGGCCGTGCATGGGCGCATACGAGACTAATCAGGCGTGTATGGCTAATGACAAACCACCAACTGGGCCTGGATTATGTCAT